TACGCAGTAGAAAATCTATTTACGACCGATGAAGAAATTATTATTAGCACTCGCAGCATCTGTGAGTCTTTCCACGCCCACATTAGCCAATGATTTTCAATCAAACCCACTTAATTATCCTGAAGAGTACTTTACAAGTCATTCAATGGGTTGTCTTCTTTTACAGGAGTGTAAAGATGGTGTTGTGGAAATCACTTCCCTCAAACAGATTGAAGATCACTACGGTACGTCATTCGATAATGTAAGGGGTGAATTTAATGAGTTACTTAAACATATCAATGCGGTAGGTTCAAAAGTATTTTTAGCACCAGAAGAGTATTTTCCACCCGGACATCGTGGAGTATATCATACAGTCAGCAATCATTTCTATTTGAATGATGGTTTCATGAAAAGACCAGGCACCTTGATGTCAGTGATGCGCCATGAAGGTTGGCACATGGCACAAGATTGTATGGCAGGAAGTATTAACAACACATACATTGCTGTTATCTTTAATGATGATAAGATTCCACAGTTGTGGAAGGATATGGCAAAGGATACTTATCCTAAATCAGCATTACCTTGGGAGCAAGAGGCGATGTGGACAGGTAGAACCGAAGGCATGACAGTTGCTGCCTTGAAAGCATGTAAGACTGGTGAGATGTGGAAAATTTATCCACCTACTCCTTTGACCAAGAAGTTCTTATTAGATAAAGGATTTATCAAGGACTAAATTATCCATGTGGAGATTGTGGGCGCTTGCTCTCGGCAGGAAAGACGGCAGGAATCAAAAGGATGCGGATAGAATTGCCATCATCCGCACACTTATCATGGCACAATTAGTCATCACGAACCTCTTCATTGTGTCAGGAAATGTTAAAAATCTATTCTTTGACACTAAATATATTCATTGTCCAGTCCAACAACTGACCACCACCCCTTGACCATGGGTGGATTTCGTTCTATACTGTCAAAGTAGTTCAGGAGTTCACCATGCCTTTCGCTTACATGCCCCAGAAAGCAAAGTATCGCGTCACTCTAGAATTAGATGTGATGGATGACTTTCAACCACATAACATTGATTGGGAGAAAGTTCTAGACATTCAAGGTTCGGAAAAAGTAAATGCTTATATCGAGGACCTGTCCACTCCCGATACATGGTGAACTAAATTAGTCAGGAAGACTAAATAAAATATATTAGTCTTCCTGTTATGGCGTATCATATTACAAGACCCGGCAAATTAGACGGACGCACCATGTACTATCATGGTGGAAATCGTTGGTCTGATGAATCAGTAGGTAGGGTCAGTTATTCTACCAAATCAGCAGCAGATGCCATGCTTGTAAATAACGATGGCAAAAATGGTGGATTCAATGGCGCTAGCGTCGTGAAATCATGAAGACATTTCAACAATTCATGGAGGATATTGATCCCCAAGATAATCCTCTCAACCAGGCAAATAAGAACGCTGAATATCGTCAAAGAAGACAGAAAGTAAAGCAGCGTAAGATGGCGCATCAGCATACCACCACTAACATGGAAGCGTATGATCCTGAAATCCAAGGTAGATCTCAAATCAAACAAACAGGTGAGGGTGGACGTAAAGAACCTAAAAGAGATACTGCGTCAAGGAGACGACCAGGTGTAAAACCTAGGGTCAAGGCAACAGGTGGTGGCAAATCTGCCCCTGTGGGTGAATATAAGACTAGAAAAGATGTTGGTACTACCAAGGCAAGATCTGAACGTGAACAACAACCAACAAAAGAAAGAGGGTCAGCAGAGGTAAAACAATCCTATGCTGATAAAGTTAAAGCAGAGAGGAAGAAAGCAGCACAGGCAAGAATTGCCGCCAAAAAAGGTGGTGGTGATGTGAAGAAATCTACCACATCTTCAAAAGATGCTAGTAAAGAAGCATCCAAACTCTTGAAGAAGAAAGAGACCAAGAAAGTTTCGCCTGATTATAAACCTAGACAAGCGTCAGGGATGACACGTCAGGAGAGAATGAAGCAGCAACGTAAAGGTGAAACAATGCTGCGTGGTATCTTTAAGGACCAAGAAACTGCCAAGTATAAGAAAGAAACAGGGCAGAATCCTGATGCCAAAGGTAGAACCAAGATCATGGGAAGAGTCCACAAGAGGATGTCAACATGAAATCTTTTCAAGAGTTTATCACAGAGGGTCCACAAGGTGTTGCTGATTATTCTACATCAGGCACCGAAGGTGGTTCATATAAATCATTTAAGAAAAGACCTAGAACTGGTTTAGGATCTGCCTTGAAAGGTGCTGCCAAGGGTGCGGTTCAAAGTATCAAAAATGCTGGTAAGAATACAGCGGGTTCCGAACAGAAACGCAAACCAGCACCATATAGAATGAAGAATAAAGAAGCAACACCTAAACCTGAAAAGGGTGGAGCATTAGCGAAGACTAAAAAGACAACTTCTGATGTTATTAAAACAGCAGCAAAAACTGCTGCTAGAACACGTCCAATGCTAGGAACAGCACAACGTGGTGATATTAAAAAGAAACTAGCAGGAACACCACAACGTAAGGCATTAAAACCTGGTTCTTCATCAATAACGAAGAGACCAGAATCTAAACCTGCCACACAATCAGGAATCAAACCAGTTAGAGTTACTGTATTGGGTCCAAAGAGGGCAGGTTATATTGGTTCAGGTGATAAAAAGGCATTACCACCCTCCAAGAATAATCAAAAGGTGACAGCAAACTCACCTAGTAAGAATAAACCACCACAGAAACAACTTGCTGCTGCTAATTAAAAGGTATTATTGTTAGTTACCTCGGAATGTCCACTACGGTGTAGACAACGAGAAAACAATGAATCTTGACAATCAACTGATTAGTATAGTTGAAAGGTTACAAGATGCTGTAAGAGTCTGCGAAGAAGTAGATTCAAGGGAGGAAAGTGGTGTCGAAAGGACTTATCCTTACGCCACGGGATACTCTACCTTTGCCATGAGATTCTGTGTCGATGATTTGAATAGAATCATTGAAGAATATCGTGACATCACATGTGAGCAAGAATAAAGTTAGTAACCTCTAAACGTCCACTACATCGTAATCATCAATTATCATGAACAATTCTTCAACCATCATTCGTGAACTCCAAGAACTCCGCAAAGTGTGGCGGGATAATAACTTTAACTGGACAAAAGAACAGCAAGCACGGTATAATGAACTTACCGATCTTCGTCGGGCATTTATCGCACATTGGGAAGAAAATGGTCTAGTTTGGAAAGGTCCATCTAACGTAGGCAAAGCAACAACAACAGCAGAAGAACCTGCCGCCTGATCATCTTATCTTTTTTTATCATGAGTTTACTCGACATCATTGAGCAGTACGAAACCGAAGTTGATAAACTTCCCCAGACTCACTTTGAGTTGGGTGGTGGTGCTGCTCGGTCAGCATCTGGTCTAGTTTATGAGAACTTGATTGAGAGAACTTGTGATGAATTGGGACTAGATGCTCGCAGAAATGATTACAAACGTACCGAGGAGGTTAATGGCACTTGCCTGAAGAATCTTCAGGTTGATAAACACATCTATCACAACGATGTGATGACAAAAGCAGTCGAATCTAAATGTTATTTGGATGCTTGTTATCTCAAACGTGCTGTGATGGACTTCATTGAACTGGATCAATCTCCTGATGTTCCTGACAATGTAGAGTACGCAATCTTCGCTGGACAAAATGCTTGTGGGAAAGATGCTTTTGCCTACTATCTTGCTTTTTTCAAAAAGATTACAGGCAAGGAGGTGAAGATCTTTTTTGTCAATCCTTCTCGTAAGCGTTCATCTTCTCGTTCCATCTACAAAGAAGAGTATCGTGAAGACTTTAGACTTGACATCTCTGTCTATAATGAGTTCATCGATTGGTTGAAATGATGTTATACAACGATGATATGTTCAATGTTCTGGGTAATCTTAAACCCCAGAGCATTGATCTTCTATTGACAGATTTTCCCTATGGAACATTAAACAAGTCCCGCAATCAGTGGGATCGTATCATCGATTATGATAGATTCTGGGAGATTGTTAATGTAATTTGTAAACCGAATTGTGCGATTATATCAACAGCAGCACAACCATTCACATCTGTATTGATCTCTACAAACTACAGAGATTTCAAGTACAATCTAGTATGGGAGAAAA